ACGTACCTAAAAAATTCTCCGGGGGTAAATTTATATTTTTGGTTTTAGGTGGTGTTTAGACGAGCTCACAAGGTCGTTGAGCTCAGTTGGTAGAGACCAGCTATCATTATATTTCCTCTCCTTTCAAATGATATAATGGTCGGCCTTGTGGGTTCCTTTAAACACCACCTAAAACTAGATAAAAAGTTCATTAGTAGCTGCCAAAACTATTGCCAAACCATACCATAACAGAATGAAAGGAGGCAGTAACAATGGCAAAAGTTAGAGGCGAGAAAACTTCTAGCTCGAAACAAAAGATGAGACCCGCTTTAACGCCGGAAGCTAGAGAAAATCAAATGATTGCATTGGCTATGGATCGTGCCGAGGAGCAGTTGCGAGATGGTACTGCTTCCTCTCAGGTAATAACACATTTTTTAAAACTTGCTACTAGGAAAGAGCAGATTGAAAGAGAGATTTTGGAGAAGCAAAAAGACCTTATCGTGGCGAAAACCGAATCGCTTCAGTCCGCTAAGAAGATCGAAGAACTTTATACTAATGCAATTACTGCCATGCGTAATTATAGCGGACAAGGTGACCCAGATGAGTATTAGAAATTATTCCGAACTATCTAAGCTATTAACTTTTGAAGAACGTTATCAATACTTGCGACTTGACGGAGCTGTTGGTAAGGAGACGTTTGGATTTGACAGGTATTTAAATCAAGTATTTTATAGGTCTCAGAAATGGAAGACGATTAGGGATTTTGTAATCATCAGAGATAATGGTTGTGATCTCGGAGTGGAAGGTTATGAAATCCATGGACGAATAATAATCCATCATATTAATCCGCTTACAGTTCGAGACATTGAAAGAGAGAGTGAGTTCCTGTTAGATCCTGAGTTTTTAATTTGCACGACTCATAATACTCATAATGCAATTCACTATGGAGACGAAAATCTATTAATTCGAGCCCCTATAGAAAGAACTAAAAATGATACTTGTCCGTGGAAACAATAAGAAGGAGGAATTCTGTATGGGAAAGAAAGATTATACCAGATATGCAAAGCGGCAGGAAGAAAAAGAGGTCGTTGAACTTGTTGAAAATGAAGTTGCCGTGGACACCGCAGTAGAAGATGTGGAGGTTGAAGAAATCGCAAAACCCAAGACCGGAGTAGTGGCTAACTGTCTGAGACTCAATGTTCGTAAAGAGCCTAAATCAGACAGTTCTATTATTTGCACGATCGAATGTCTCACGGAAGTTACTATCGATGAGAAAGAATCCACTAATGATTTCTATAAAATTTGCACTGTATCCGGAATCGAAGGGTTCTGCATGAAGAAGTTCATTGCGATCCAATAATAAAGGGGGATCGTTATGGAAAGCATATTAACCTCGGTAAAAAAACTTTTAGGCATCGATAAAGACTATACTCATTTCGATAACGACCTCATTATGCATATTAATTCTGTTTTTATGGTATTGACTCAACTTGGTGTTGGACCTTCCGAGGGCTTTGCCATCAGCGATGCTAATGCTATGTGGTCCGATTTTATCGGGGAAGATGATAAAAATTTTCAAGCAATTAAAACCTATGTATACATGAAGGTTAGACTTATGTTCGATCCGCCTCTTAGTTCCGCCGTCTTAGACTCTATGAGTAGAACGATTTGCGAACTGGAATGGCGTTTAAACGTTCAAGTCGACATTGTGGATTCTATGAGGAAGGAGGAAATTCAAAATGGCTAATGAACTTTATCATTATGGCGTTTTGGGTATGCGTTGGGGCGTTCGAAGGACTGGGAAAAACGGTTCATCTTCCGAGCCTAAACGTGTAAAATCGGAAGACTATACTCGGGCTAAAAAATTAAAGAAGAAGAGGCTTAGCGAATTAAGTAATGCCGAACTTAAAGATCTTAATAACCGCATGCAGCTCGAAAGCCAGTACAAGAATCTTAAAAAACAGAACATCAACGTCGGTAGAAAATTTGTAACCGATTTGGTTTATGAAACCGCTAAGAATACGGCATCTAGCTATGCTAGCAAATACGCCAGACAAGGAATCGATAAGTTTGTCGATAAAATGATGTCAGGTGGTTTCGGCAAGGAAAAGTGGGTTTTGTAAATGTCATTATCAAATACTGCTACTCCTAAATATTATGGGATGTTTCGAGATGCCGTTGTTAGAGGCGAAATTCCAGTATGCGAAGAGATCTCCATGGAAATGAACAGAATAGATGCTCTAATTGAGAACCCTGGAATTTGGTATGATGACCAAGCGATCCAGGGTTTTATTAATTATTGTGAGAATGAACTGACATTAACCGATGGAGAAGATCTTCACTTGCTCGACTCTTTTAAGTTATGGGCCGAACAAATATTTGGATGGTACTACTTTGTCGAACGAAGCGTTTATGAACCGAGTCCGGATGGACATGGCGGAAGATATGTCAATAAGAGAATAAAGAAACGATTAGTCAAGAAACAATACCTAATCGTGGCTCGAGGAGCAGCTAAATCCATGTATGCTTCTTGCTTGCAGAATTATTTCCTTAATGTTAACACTTCTACGACCCATCAGGTAACTACTGCGCCGACAATGGCTCAAGCCGAAGAAGTAATGTCTCCGATAAGAACCGCTATAACCAGAGCTAGAGGACCATTATACAAATTTCTTACCGAAGGATCTTTGCAAAATACGACTGGTTCCAAAGCTAACAGAGTTAAATTAGCTAGCACTAAAAAAGGGATTCAGAATTTTTTAACCGGCTCATTGCTTGAGGTTAGACCTATGAGTATCGATAAGCTTCAGGGCTTACGGGTCAAGGTAGCCACAGTCGACGAATGGCTTTCTGGCGACATTCGGGAAGATGTAATCGGAGCCTTAGAACAAGGAGCTGCAAAAGAACAAAGTCAAAGCACGAATGACGATTATTTAATCGTAGCTATTAGTTCTGAGGGTACGGTTCGTAATGGAAGCGGCGATACAATCAAAATGGAATTAATGGACATGCTTAAAGGGGAATATTACAACCCTCATGTATCCATATGGTGGTATAAACTCGATTCTATTGATGAAGTTGCAAATCCGGATATGTGGCGTAAGGCTAACCCGAATTTGGGAAAGACCGTAACATATGAGACATATCAGCTTGATGTTGAACGAGCAGAGAAGAACCCTGCTGTACGAAACGACATACTTGCTAAGCGCTTTGGGATTCCGATGGAGGGGTACACTTATTACTTCACATATGAAGAAACCCTCCCTCATCGAAAACGAGACTTCTGGCGTATGCCATGCTCCATGGGCGGGGACCTTTCGCAGGGTGACGACTTCTGTTCCTTCACATTCATGTTTCCTCTTCCGAGAGGTTTTGGCATAAAGACTCGAAACTATATAACCGAGTTCACTCTCATGAAATTACCGTCGGCAATGCGAATTAAATACGACCAATTCATAAACGAAGGTAGCTTAATGGTGATGCCTGGTACGGTGCTAGACATGATGGAAGTGTATGAAGACCTCGATGCTCACATAACCCAATGCGAGTATGATGTCAGGTGCTTTGGTTATGACCCGTACAATGCTCGGGAATTTGTTGAGCGTTGGGAACGAGAAAACGGTCCATTTGGCATTGAAAAGGTTATACAGGGTGCTAAAACAGAATCCGTTCCTTTAGGCGAGTTAAAGAAACTCTCAGAGGAGCGGATGCTTTTGTTTGACGAGGAATTGATGTCGTTTGCAATGGGCAACTGTATCACTTTGGAAGATACCAATGGTAACAGGAAACTCTTTAAGAAGCGCTATGAAGCTAAGATTGACCCGGTGGCTTCGATGTTGGATGCTTTCGTGGCTTTCAAGCTTAATAGAGACGCCTTTGAATGATAAGGGAAGTGGATAAATGTGGTTCTATATTAAAAATGGTTAGATGATTGAGGTATTGATTATGAAAGTGAAATGGATGGGGAAAACCGAATTTTTAACTTTGACCAACAAAAAAATCTATACCGTCAAGTCTGTGGAAAATGGTTGGTATCGCATCGTGGATGACAGTGGAGAAGATTACTTATACCCTCCTGACAATTTTGAGATTGTTGAGAAATAATCAAATGAAATTAAAAAAAAAAGGGGGGGTGTTATGCGATGAGCGATTTTTGTATCGTAAACGGCGAGCTTTATCATTACGGCGTTAAAGGCATGAAGTGGGGAGTGCGTCGCGAACGTAAACAAAACATCGAACGAAGTTATCGAAAGAAACTGGATTCTATAATTAAAAATAAAAATGCCGACACTGCGGACGTGAAAAGATTTAAATATCGTAATCAGTCTTACGGAAAACGATTTGCCAAAACTGCTGCCAGTGGCGTGACCCAAATGCTTATCGGTGAAATGTTCTCCGGGAATATTTCAAGATACGGTCAAATGAACAAGCAACAACTGAGAAAAGAGCTAACCAAAAAAGCTTTATCTCTTACTGCAACCACGGCGGCAAATGTTGCTATAAAAGATGCAATGGCGAAGTCGGCGTCTAAAAGATATACGGATGACGGTAAAAGAGTGAAAGGCACTAAAAGTCATATAGTGTCGAAAGAGACGATTATCGAAAAATCTATCGGGGTGGCTGTTAGAGCTGCACCGCTTTTAGCTTTCGCTGGCATTACAAAACTGTCAACCATAGCCGCTGATAGAGCAAGAAACGAAGCGAATTTTAAGAAGTGGGGCGCTAACATTCTTCCTGAAAAAGTTGATAACGTAATATGGCAATCGGATGATTTGATGTATTCCATCATAGATAATCGGAATCGTTGAGGCGAATTAGATCGCGCTTAATCAATTAAAGGAGGTGAGAAATTCAAAATGGGTTTTACAGACAGACTTCAACATGCTTGGAATGCTTTCATGAATCGAAGTCCGACGAACTACTATCGCAATGTCGGGGATAGCTATACATACAGACCCGATAGAATTCGACTAGCTAGGAGAAATGAACGTTCGATAGTCACCTCCGTTTACAACCGTATTGCTTTGGACGTATCGGCAATCGACATTAAACATGTTAAATTGGATGAAAATAATCGGTTCAAAGAGGAAGTTAATTCTGGACTAAATAATTGTCTGACGCTTGATGCGAATCTTGACCAGACTGGACGGGCCTTCATGCAAGATGTTGTCATGTCTTTATTGGACGAAGGAGGCGTAGCTATTGTACCAATAGATACCACCTTCAATCCTGACGTGACGACTTCCTATGACATCTTAACAATGCGAGTTGGTAAGATTATTGAATGGTATCCAAACAAAGTCATGGTTCGAGTTTACAATGAGAAAAGTGGAAAGCGCCAAGACATTATGGTGCCGAAAAGTACGGTGGCTATAATCGAGAATCCGCTGTATGCAGTCATGAATGAACCTAATTCTACCATGCAGCGATTGATTCGAAAACTGAATCTACTGGATGCTATCGATGAGCAAAGCGGTTCTGGAAAGTTGGATTTAATCATTCAACTCCCTTATGTCATTAAAACGGAGACTAGACGTCAACAGGCAGAACAGCGAAGAAAAGACATCGAAATGCAATTAGCAGGTTCTAAGTATGGAATAGCTTATACCGATGGCACGGAGCGCGTGACTCAATTGAATCGGCCGGTAGAAAATAATCTAATGAAGCAGATTGAATACCTTACTAGCATGTTATATAGCCAGTTAGGGATTACTCAGTCCATATTGGATGGAACGGCCGATGACAAAACAATGCTCAATTATTACAATCGAACTATTGAGCCTATTATTGCCGCTATTGTGGATGAGATGAAACGAAAGTTTCTAACTAAAACCGCTCGATCCCAGAGACAGTCGATTCTGTTCGTTAGAAATCCGTTTAATCTGGTTCCCGTTAATGACATAGCTGAAATAGCTGATAAATTTACGAGAAATGAGATTATGACTTCTAACGAAATTAGACAGATTATCGGGATGATGCCGTCTGAAGATCCTAAAGCTGATAAATTGGTGAACAGCAATATTGCTCAGCCCAACGAAGCCGAAGGGTCGTCCGATAAAGGTCCTGATGATACTAATAAGGAAGGAGAAATTCAAAATGGAAGTGTTTGACTTTAGCGGATGGGCGACCAGAGCGAATCTCAAATGCTCAGACGGACGAACGATCCTGAAAGATGCATTTAGAGACAACGATGGACAGACTGTCCCTCTGGTTTGGAACCATCAGCATAATGATCCGCTTAACGTTCTCGGTCACGCTAAACTTGAAAACCGGGACGAAGGTGTCTATGCGTATTGCAAGTTCAACGACACTGAATCGGGTCAGAATGCTAAGCTGCTGGTGGAACATGGCGATGTTTCTGCATTGTCCATTTACGCTAACCAGCTTAAACAGCAAGGGGGAAACGTCCTCCACGGGGCTATCCGAGAGGTTAGTCTTGTTCTTGCCGGAGCTAATCCCGGCGCATTCATTGATTCGATCATTAAGCACGGTGAGGCGTCTGAAGAGGAAGCTATCATCTTTACTGGCGAAGACATAACGCTATGCCATGCTGAAGATGAGAAGTCCAAAGAGGATTCCGAGGCCGAAGAGAATGTCGTGGAAGAATCAGAAGCACTTTCTCATGCTGATGATAAAAAGGAGGATAATGAAGTGTCCGAAGAAGCCAAGAAATCTGAAACCGAAAAGACTGTCGCTGACGTGTTTAACACGTTGAACGAGGAACAAAAGACCGTAGTGTATGCTATGATCGGCCAGGCGTTGGAAGACGCCGGTGTCAAAACTGACGAAAATGATAAAGAAGGAGACGAAGAAGAGATGAAGCACAATGTATTTGATCAGGAAGAAGTACGCGAGGGCGGCGTTCTGAGCCACGCTGACCAGCAGTCCATCATCGCTATGGCCAAAGCCAACAATGTTGGTAGCTTGCAGACCGCTCTGAAGATTTATGCTGAGGAAAATGGCGACCTGAAGCATGGGTTTGTTGACAGCGAAGGACAGGATGCCATCGAAACGCTGTTCCCCGATTATAAGACTCTTGGTTCCGCCGCTCCCGAACTCCTTGAGCGTGATCTGACATGGGTGGACCATGTTATGCGTGGAACTCACAAGAGCCCCATCAGCCGTATTCGGACTCGTCAGGCTGATGCTCGAGCTGAGGAACTGCGTGCTCGCGGTTATAAGAAAAGCAATGAGAAGCAGGTCGCTGGCAATATCAAACTGCTGTCCCGTACCACTGATCCTCAGACCATCTATCGGAAGGATGCCATGCACCGCGATGACATCATCGACATCACCGACTTTGATGTTGTTGAGTATCAGTGGGGTGTTATGCGTCGCAATCTCGAAGAGGAAATCGCTCGTGCCGTGCTGATCGGTGACGGTCGTGAGGACGGCGACGAAATGAAGATCGACGAGACTCATGTTCGTTCCATTTGGAATGACGATGATCTGTATACCATCCATGCCGACGTTGATATCGAGGCTGCTCGTTCGGAGCTTCAGGGTACCAACACCAGTGCGAACTTCGGCGAGAACTACATCTATGCCGAGGCTATTATCACTGCAGCGCTGTATGCTCGTGAGCAGTATAAAGGCAGTGGTTCTCTGGAATTCTATTGCACTCCTCACCTGCTGAATGTCATGCTGCTGGCCCGTGACCTGAACGGTCGTCGTATTTATTCTTCCAAGGCCGACCTGGCTGCTGCGCTGAACGTTGTCGCGATCCATACCGTGGAGCAGTTTGAAGGTAAAGTTCGGACTGATGCGGAGAGCAAGAAGCACAAGCTGCTTGGCCTGTTTGTTAACCTGAAGGACTATCAGATCGGTTCCACTAAGGGCGGCGAAATCACCAAGTTCGACCAGTTCGACATCGACTTCAACCAGTACAAGTACCTCATCGAGACTCGCATTTCTGGTGCTCTGACTAAAGTCTACTCTGCTATCGCTCTGGAAGAGCCGGTTGCGGATGGTGCCGCTGGTTAATGTAAGCGCTTACAATTCAAAATGGAGTGAATGACATGGCTAAATGGTATGGAGTAATCGGCTATGCTGAAACGGTGGAAACCACGCCTGGCGTATGGAAAGAACAAATCACCAAGCGTAACTATTATGGTGATTTGACTCGAAATACTCGTCGACTTCAAACCGCTGACAAGCTTAATGATGATATTAATATATCGAATGAGCTAAGCATTGTAGCCGATCCATACGCCATGAATAATTTTCATTCGATGCGTTATGCGGAGTTTATGGGAACTTCATGGAAGATTACCAACGTCGAAGTGCAGTACCCTAGACTTATACTTAGCTTAGGAGGCGTTTGGAATGGGTGACAGACTCAAACTGCATGAAGTTTTCTGTGATATTTTGGGGTCTAGAAACGCCTATTTCCAGCCTCCTGAGTCCGTAACAATGAAGTATCCAGCTATCAGATATTCTCTGTCTGATATCGAAAGGGTTAACGCTAACGATTTGCCCTATAAGCAGTCAAAAGCTTATTCGGTAATTCTGATTGATCCCGATCCGGATAGTCAGTATGTCGATAGAATTTCACGTTTACCTTATTGTAGATTCGATCGATGCTATCCGGCGGACAATCTTAATCACTATGTATTTACATTATATTACTAAAGGAGGACACATGTATGTCTAAATTGGTTTGGGATCAGACTGGCGAACGTCTGTATGAAACCGGTGTAAGGAATGGCGTTCTGTACATTCCGACCGCTGGTGTATATTCCAAAGGTGTTGCTTGGAACGGTTTGACTGCCGTTACTGAGAGCCCTTCTGGTGCCGAGGCTACTCCTCTGTATGCTGATGACATCAAATACCTTAATCTTATGTCTACCGAGGAGTTTGGCGCGACTATCGAAGCTTACACTTACCCCGATGAGTTTGCCGAGTGTGATGGGTCCGCGGCGCTTGTTGATGGTGTCTATATCGGTCAGCAGGCTCGTAAGACTTTCGGTCTGTGTTATCGTACCACTCTGGGTAATGACGTGGACGGTAATGATTACGGTTACAAGCTGCACATCATTTATGGATGTCTGGCCGCGCCTTCCGAGAAGGGTTACGCTACTATCAATGATAGTCCCGAGGCGATTACTTTCTCTTGGGAAGTGACCACTACTCCCGTGAACGTGACCGGCGCTAAGCCCACTGCGTCTATCACCATCGATTCCACTAAGGCCGATGCTACTAAGCTGGCTGCTCTGGAAGACATTCTGTATGGTAGCGAATCCGAGGAAGCTCGTCTGCCTCTGCCTGATGAGATTAAAACTCTTATGACCGCTGCTGGTTAATTTCCAAAATAACATGACAAATGGGGACCGTATTCAGTTAGGCTGGCGGTCCCTCTTTTTATTTTCGAAAGGAGAAAATTAATAATGATCAAAAAGACTGTTACTTTCACCGACTACAATGGTGTCGAGCGCACCGAAGACTTCTATTTTAATCTCACAAAAGCTGAGGTTATGGAAATGGAAATGAGCACTACTGGTGGTTTGGCTGAAACCATTCAGAAAATCGTGGCTGCTCAGGACTCTCCGGCTATCATTAAGATCTTTAAGGATCTTGTTTTAAGAGCTTACGGCGAAAAGAGTCCGGATGGTAGAAGATTTATCAAGTCCGAGGATATTGCGACCGCATTTTCTCAGACAGAAGCTTACTCTCAGATTTTTATGGAATTGGCTACTGATGCAGACGCTGCTGCTAAATTCGTTAACGGAATTATCCCTGCTGATATGGCTCAGAAGGCGACTAATCTCGCACTTAAGCCTCTTGCGTAATTACAAAGAAGATAATGGAGGGGTTAGGGATGCTCCGACTTACAATACCTGCTGTTGAAAAATGGGATGAAGCAAAACAAGAATTCATCTATACAAAAGAGCAGACTTTGGAATTGGAGCATTCTCTAGTCTCTCTTTCAAAATGGGAATCAAAATGGTGCAAACCGTTTCTTTCGAATACCGAAAAAACGTATGAAGAAACCATGGATTATATAAAGTGTATGACGCTTACGAAGAACGTTAGCCAAGAAGTATACACATGTCTAACGAACTCGAATATCGACGAAGTAAAAGAGTACATTAGCGCTCCTATGACGGCTACTTATTTTTCCGAAGGTAAGAACGGAAAAGGAGGTCGCGAAATCGTCACTGCAGAGCTTATTTATTATTGGATGATATCGCTGAACATTCCTTTCGAGTGTCAGAAATGGCACCTGAATCGACTTATCGCATTGATAAAAGTTTGCGATATTAAAAATCAACCTCCTAAGAAACGTAGCAGAAGGGAAATAATGAGTCGAAATGCTGCTTTAAACGCGGCGCGAAGAAAGCAATTGAACACGAAAGGATGATGGATGATGGGATATACAAACAGTCCTTTGGTTAATTATACGAAACTTAGCCCTAATCATTCCGGGTTGAGAAATCATGAAATCGATACGATAACGATCCATTGCGTAGTGGGTCAAGTCACAGTCGAAAGACTTGGTGAAATTTTTGCCCCTGAGACCAAGCAAGCTTCTTCCAATTATGGAGTTGGTTTTGATGGAAGAATCGGAATGTATGTAGAAGAGAAGAACCGTTCTTGGTGCAGTTCTTCCGCATCCAACGATAATCGAGCCGTAACTATAGAAGTGGCCAGCGATACTGCACATCCTTATGCGGTTACCGATAAGGCGTATGACGCTCTGATCGAATTGGTCGCAGACATTTGCAAGCGTAATGGTATCAAGAAACTTCTTTGGAAAGGCGACAAGTCTCTTATTGGCCAAGTTGACAAGCAGAATATGACCGTACATAGGTGGTTTGCGAGCAAGGCTTGCCCTGGCGATTATCTGTACAATCGGCACGGTGAAATTGCCGAAAAAGTGAATGAAAAGCTTTCCGGATCAGAGACTGGAGTTCTCTATAAAGTACAGGTTGGCGCGTTTAGCAAAAAGGAAAATGCTGAAAACATGCTCGCCAAGCTTGAAGCGGCGGGCTTTGATGGGTTTATCGTAACTGTCGGTGAAAAATCTGAAGATAGTAAACAAGAGCCAGTTCCGGTTGCTCCAACTTTCGTTGTTGGGGAAAAAGTCCGTTTGGATAACGGAGCGCCTGTATACGGAACTAATGTTAAGTTTGCTAGCTGGGTTTACAATACCGATCTTTATGTGCGTCAGATCAATGGTGATAAGGTTGTCGTATCCACACTTAAGACCGGCGCCGTGACTGGCAGTGTCGATAAGAAATACCTTAATAAACTGTAAGTTAATTAGTTGGAGGTCGGAGTATGATAAGTTTCAAACAAAAGGGCGACTTCTCCAAACTGACCAGATTCTTGGAGAGGGCTAAAGAGGCCGTTCATCTCGGAGATCTTGATCGATATGGTCGAGAAGGTGTTGCCGCTCTTTCATCTGCGACGCCTATCGACTCCGGTCTAACTGCAAGTTCTTGGTATTACGAAATAGAAAATAAAAAAGGATCAGTTACTATTTCTTTCCACAATTCGAATATTCAAAATGGAATTCCCATCGCTATAATTCTTCAGTATGGCCATGGGACCGGAACTGGAGGCTGGGTACAGGGGAGAGACTACATCAATCCTGCTATCCAGCCCATTTTCGATAAAATAGCAAACGATGCTTGGAGGGAGGTTACCAAATCATGAGCAGGCAAGTCGACGAGAGAGTCGTATCCATGCAGTTTGATAACAAGCATTTTGAGAAAAATGTTCAAACTTCTTTGAGTACTTTGGATAAGCTTAGACAGAGTTTGAAATTGGATGGGGCGACTAAAGGTCTTGAGAATATCGACGCCGCATCTAAAAAAGTTAATATGTCGGGACTCGGAGGGGCGGTTGAAACTGTCCGTGCTAAATTTTCAGCTCTTGAAGTAATGGGGGTAACCGCCCTCGCAAACATCACCAATTCGGCAGTAAATGCAGGCAAACGAATTGCTTCTGCACTTACCATTGATCCGATTAAAACTGGTTTCACAGAATATGAAACTAAAATCAATTCCATACAGACGATCATGTCCAACACTTCGAGCAAGGGAACAACCATGGATGATGTAACTAAAGTCATCGATGAGTTGAATACATATGCCGATAAAACGATTTACAATTTTGCAGAGATGACTCGTAATATTGGTACTTTTACGGCAGCGGGTGTTGGGCTAGAGGAATCGGCTTCCGCTATCCAGGGTATTGCAAATTTGGCAGCAGCTTCTGGGTCGACTTCTCAACAAGCTTCTACCGCCATGTACCAATTATCACAAGCTATGGCTGCTGGAACTGTCAAGCTGATGGACTGGAATTCCGTTGTTAATGCTGGTATGGGCGGTGAGAAATTCCAAGAAGCTTTAAAAGCTACAGCAAGAGAACATGGAATATTGATCGACAGCCTAATCGAAGACAATGGGTCATTTAGGGATTCTTTACAAGAAGGCTGGTTATCGGCGGACATCCTAAACGAAACTTTGAATAAGTTCACTGTTGAAGGTGCTAAAAATTACTCCCAGAGCATGATGGATGCCGGGAAATGGACCCAAGAGCAAGCCGACGCTCTTATTAAAGAAGCGCAAGCAATGGAAGACGCCGCTACAAAGGTAAAAACCTTTAGTCAACTTTGGAGCACCTTACAAGAAGCGGCTCAATCGGGTTGGGGCAAAACTTGGGAAATAATCGTTGGTGATTTTGAAGAAGCCAAAGATACCTTGACCAAATTTTCTGATGTTATAGGCGGAATGATAAATTCTGCTTCCGATGCTAGAAACGAATTACTTCAAGGGTGGAAAGATGCCGGAGGTAGAACCGATTTACTAGACTCTATTTATAATACTTTTGAAGGTATTATGAGTATTATTACCCCTATCAAAGAAGCGTTTAGAGATATATTTCCCCCCATTACGGTCGAACAATTAGTTGGGCTCACTCAAGGTTTAAAAGAATTAACTGAAAAATTCAAATTAAGCGAAGAAACAGCAGACAATCTCAAACGAACCTTCAAAGGTGTATTCGCCATATTCAGTATCGTGGCTCAAGCTGTTAAAGCTTTGTTCAGCGGTTTCTCTAAATTGGTTGGTTATATTTCTCCTGCTGGAGATGGTATTTTAGGATTCACTGCTAAAATAGGCGATTTTCTTGTCGGAATCGATTCGGCTGTCAAATCTTCTAATATATTTAATAAAGCGATTGAAGGAATCGGTAAAATTCTTAAACCAATTGCTGAAGGCGTGAAAACTTTTGCCAAAATCGTTACTGATACATTTGCCGAGATGGGCGAAAAAGTGGAGGGTCGATTTAAACCTTTAGCCGCTTTAGGGGAGTTCATACAAAAGATATTTGTCGGTATGGGTAATGCTATTAAGAAAGTAGCACCGATATTCGCATCTATTGCTAGTAAAATCGGAGAAGCATTCAAAGGAATACAAGAGAGAATTAGCGGAGCTATACAAGGTGCCGATTATAATTCTTTATTCGATATTTTCAATAGTGGCGTGTTTGCTGCCATTCTTTTGGGAGTTAGAAAATTTATAAAGTCTCTGACTGGAATCACCGATAGTGCCGGTGGGTTCCTTGATGGCATAAAAGATATTCTTGGCGGAGTCGGAGATGCTCTTAATGCATTTACTGGCCAAATAAAAGCCAATACATTAAAAACCATAGCAATTTCTATCGGTATATTAGCGGCATCTTTGCTAGTGTTATCGTTAATTGATTCCGAGAAATTAGGTTATTCTTTGGGGGCAATAACCACTTTATTTATCGAGTTAATGGGCGCTATGGCTATCTTCGGAAAGATGTCCAGCGGAAAAGGCTTTAATAGTATGGGCAAAATATCTCGTGCGATGCTTGGATTATCTGCGGCGTTGCTAGTTTTGTCTGTGGCATTGAAAATTCTTAGTACTATGTCTCTTGAAGAGATGGGCGTAGCTATACTCGGAATGGTGGCCGGTTTAGGAGCGCTTGTCGCGGCTGTGAGGCTTCTTCCCGAAAAGAACGTAACCAAATCAGCCAAAGCAATTAAGAAATTATCTTCTGCACTATTAGTATTGGCTATAGCAATAAAGATAATGAGCAGCATGTCATGGGATGAACTGGCTAGAGGATTAGTCGCCATGGTTGCTGGTTTAGGAGCTCTCGTAGCCGTGGTCCATTTACTTCCTAAAAATATGGGAAATAAAGCCGCTGGGATGATAACGATAGCTTTGGCGATGGTTGTTCTATCCGGAGCTCTTAAAATAATGGCTACGATGTCGTGGGACGATGTGGCTAGGAGTTTAGTCGTTTTAGCTGGGTCGTTAACTATTATAGCCATTGCTATGAAGCTTATGAAGAAGGCCATTCCTGGCGCTTTAGCTATGCCTGTAATCGCCACTGGTCTGGTCATTTTAGGTGGAGCTCTTAAAATAATGTCATCCATGTCGTGGGAGGAGATAGCTAGAGGATTAGTTGCGCTTGCCGGATCGTTGCTTATAATTGCAGTGGCTATGACCGCAATGAAAAAAGCTATGTTCGGAGCGGCCGCCTTGCTTGTTGTTTCGGCTGCTCTAGCAGTATTAACTCCAGTATTGATGGGGTTAGGTTCTATGGATCTTGCCGAGATTGGAAAGGCATTACTCGCATTAGCTGGAGCATTTGTTATTATCGGACTTGCTGGACTAGTGCTGAAACCGTTGACTGGAACAATATTGAAATTATCGGTAGCGATAGCTTTGTTGGGGGTCGGCGTAGCAGCCATTGGAACCGGGGTCTTATTGTTCGCGGTTGGGCTTACTGCTTTGGGGGCAGCACTATCGGCAAGTGGCGTTGCGATCGTTGCATTTGTATCGAGTCTTATAGGTTTGATACCGTATTTGATTGAGCAAATCGGAGTGGGCATCATCAAACTCTGTGAAGTTATAGCCGGTAGTGCGGATGCGATTTGTAAGGCCGTTACCGTTATCATATTAGCGGTTGTAGATGCTATCGTAACATGTGTTCCGGCGATAGTAGAAGGCGTGTTTGTCTTAGTAGACGAATTATTAGCTTCTTTAGTTAAGCATACGCCCACGATTGTAGCCGCTTTGTTTGACTTCCTCATCCTTTTACTCGACGGAATAGCCGCCAAATTGCCTGCCCTTATTCAGGCGGGCGTAAACGTCATAATGTCGTTCTTTACTGGTGTAATCGATGCGCTTAAGAGTATTGATCCTGAGATATTGATAAAAGGCATACTTGGCGTTGGATTTATGACAACATTAATGGCCGCTTTAGCTGCCATGGCTATTTTTACAGCTCCTGCGATGGCTGGAGTATTAGGATTCGGAGCGGTCGTTACCGAATTGGGTATTGTTTTGGCCGCCATAGGAGCTCTCGCCCAGATACCAGGATTAGAATGGCTGGTTAGCGAGGGAGGAGATTTCTTACAAAAAGTTGGAACCGCCATTGGACAATTCATAGGCGGTCTTATCGGAGGTATAGGTAAAGGAATATCTTCGGCTCTCCCTCAAATCGGAACCGATTTGTCTACGTTCATGACCAATATTCAACCATTTATCGATGGGGCGAAATCGATTGACCCATCTGCCATGGATGGCGTTAAGACTCTTGTCGGTATAATAATGGCTCTTACCGGAGCCAATCTCTTGGAAAGCCTAACTTCTTGGCTTACCGGCGGGTCGTCTTTGTCTAAATTTGGACAAGAGATAGCTGATTTTGGTCCATATATGAAAGCTTATGCCGACTCCGTAGCGGGTATCGATGTAGCTGCTCTACAAGCTTCGACTGAAGCTGCTAAAGCCTTGACTGCTATGGCCGACACCGTTCCAAATGAAGGTGGCGTAGTAGCTTGGTTCGCCGGAGAAAATAGCATAGCGGCTTTTGGCGAACAATTACCGGTTCTTGGAGCCGGGTTACTTGCGTTCTCGGTATCGGTAGCCGGTATAAATCCGGATAATATCGTAGCAGCGGCTCAAGCCGCTAAAGCTATCACCGATATGGCCAGTACCATACCAAATGAAGGCGGAGTCGCGGCTTGGTTCGCTGGAGAAAATAGCATAGCTCAGTTTGGTTCCGAATTACCCGTTCTTGGAGCTGGTCTATTAGCGTTCTCTGTTTCTGTTGCTGGCATAAATCCCGATAACATTGTAGCAGCGGCGACGGCAGCTAAGGCCATTACTGATATGGCATCTACTATACCAAATGAAGGTGGCGTAGCGGCCTGGTTTGCTGGAGACAATAGTATAGCTCGGTTTGGTTCTGAGCTTCCGGTTCTTGGCGCTGGTTTGTTAGCTTTCTCGGTATCGGTGGCCGGTCTAAATCCGGACAATATAGAAGTAGCGGTTCAAGCGTCTAAATCTATTGCAGAGATGGCGTCCGTAATTCCTAATTCTGGAGGAGTCGTAGCTTGGTTCGCTGGAGATAATAGCATCGCTAGTTTCGGTTTCCAGCTACCTATATTAGGGCAAGGATTATTAGGATTTTCAAACGCCGTAGAAGGCATTAATCCCGTAAATGTTATGATGGCGACGGCCGCCGCTAAATCCTTGGCGGACATGGCTAATACCATTCCCAATTCTGGAGGAGTTGTTGCGTGGTTCACCGGCGACAATAGCATGGCTAGTTTCGGTTTTCAACTTCCATTATTGGGCAAAGGTCTTCTCGGGTTTTCCAATGCCGTCGAAGGTATTAATCCCATTAATGTCGTCATGGCCGCTCAAGCAGCCAAGTCGCTGGCCGAAATGGCCAACACTATACCGAATGAAGGCGGAATTATAGCATGGTTCACGGGCGATAATAGCATAGCTAAATTTGGAGACAAGTTGCCCGATCTCGGTAAAGGTCTAAAAGCATTCTCGGACGAAATAACCGGAATTAATCCTATTAATGTCGTCATGGCCGCTCAAGCGGCCAAGTCGCTAGCTGAGATGGTCGCCACTATACCGAATGAAGGCGGAATTATAGCATGGTTCACGGGCGAAAATGGTGTCGCGAAGTTTGCTGATAGTTTAGCTCCTCTCGGTGCGGGTTTGTTATCATTTTCCATAGCAGCTACTGGTGTTAAACCGGATGTTGTGGCCACTGCCGCTCTAGCTGCAAAATCCCTTGTCGATTTGACCAACGCAATCCCGAACGTTAACGGGTTTACGCAGTGGTTCTCCGGAGAAAGTGGAGTCGCTCAATTTGCAACCCAGTTACCAGTTCTCGGCGCTGGATTATTAGGATTTTCTCTTGCTGCAATGGGAATAAACGCTGAAGCTGTTGCGTCCGCTACTCAAGCTGGTAAAGCTTTAGCGGAAATGACATCGATAATTCCGAATGAAGGCGGGCTGAAGAGCTGGTTCTCTGGAGAGAGCGGCGTTGCAAAGTTTGCTGAGAATCTTCCTGCCGTCGGTACAGCAATAAACGATTTTGCCATGTCGTTTGGAGAAGGGTTTAGTCCGGAAAATGTGACTGCCGCTGCTCAGGCTGGTAAGTCGTTAGCTGAGATGACTGCTACGGTTCCTAAAAATGCAGACCGGCTTAAGACCTTTGGAACAAATCTTGAAACGTTTGGAGAAAAACTTAGCAATTATTTTACAAATACAAGCGGAATAACTGCGACTGCTGTGTATGCAACACGTAATGTAACTAATTCCGTTATCGATTTCGCAAACAAGATAGATGGCGATAAAATCAAGTCTGCTTGCCAAGGCGTCGATCAAATGATTAAAACTATGAAAAATGCCAGTAAAATAAAATCGGATTCTACAGATGGATTTAGCAAGGCTCTTGCTAAACTGGCAGAAACCAATGTCGATGCTTTAGTGAAGGAATTCGAAGGAGCACATGATAAAGTCAAAAAAGCTGGGGAAACTTTAATCACGAAAGTCGTAGATGGCGCAAAAGGAAAGAAATCGACTCTTACTAAAGTTTGCTCCGATTTGGCCTCCGATGCTGCTAAAGAAATTGGCAATGCAAAAACTAAATTTAGTTCTGCTGGGGCCAATCTCGTTCAAGGTTTCGCAAATGGAATTAGTTCTAATACTTATAAAGCAACGGCTAAAGCAAGAGCTATGGCCAGGGCGGCCGCTAATGCAGCTAGAAAAGAGCTTGACGAACATTCTCCGTCTAAAGTCGGTTATGAAATTGGCGATTTCTTTGGAGGGGCATTTGTTAACGCTATCGGAGACAATGTGAAAAAAGCGGATAAGGCCGGTGGAGCTTTAGCTAGAGCTTCTATAGACGGACTTAAGTCTTCGATAACGAGAATTTCCGATGTTATAAATAACGACATCGATTCGCAGCCTACCATAAGGCCGGTGTTAGATTTGTCTGATGTTGAATCTGGAGCTAACGCTATTGGTGGAATATTAGGTGGGCGTACTTTGTCGATGGCCACTAAGTCTGTCGGTGCAATATCGGCTTCTATGCTTAACCGTCAAAATGGAACTAATTCGGATGTCATTTCGGCTATTAGAGAGCTTGGAAAGACTATCGGGAGCGGTTCTGGTGACACTTACACTATTAATGGCATTACTTACGACGATGGAAGCAATATTACCGATGCAGTTAAGACTCTTGTCAGAGCTGCTCGTGTGGAAAGGAGGAGGTAATTATGGCGGATAAATATACCGTAAAAGCTGGAGATACCCTATCAAAGATCGCTCTGGAACAATTAGGGTCGGCTTCTAAATATCAATATTTGGCTAAGATAAATGGTATTTCCAATCCGAATTTAATTTATGTTGGACAGGTGTTGAAACTTACAGGAACCACCGGGTCGAGCGGAGGGTCTAGTTCTTCGTCAAGTAGTTCTTGGTTGAATGGGCCGAATCTACTTGCTACAGACGATAGGGTTTTACTATGCTCTTGGGAAAAGTGGAGCAAAGCAACCACAACGGCTAGCTATAAGATCATATGGGAATACGCGACGTTGGATGGTTTATGGTTTGTCGGAGAAGATAGCGAATTAACCGTCGATAAAGATTTTTACAAGTCATCTCTATATTCAACTTATGACATACCAGAAAACGCCTCGGCCGTTAGATTTAGAGTCAAACCGATTTCGGATGAGGTTGAAAAAGAAGTCACTACTTCTAATAGTAATAAATATAACATCCCAAATATTGCGACTACCACTACCACGGAAAAGGTTCCAATGTGGACTGCTGGCTGGGAAGTTAGTAAAACGTACACCGTCTCCGACCCTATTTCCCCTCCTTCTGCCCCATCCGTTGAAATCGATGAGATTCATCGGCTTACGGCCAGTCTTGAAGAACTCGATGTACCGGCTGGAAATGCGAAAAGTTATCGAGTTGTATTTCAAGTCGTTTACAGTAGCTATATGCCATTTTCAGTTTCCGATCCGCTGCCCATAGATACTAACTTTAACAAGGTTTCGTATGTTCGGCACATTAATCCTGGTTATGAATACAAGGTTAGATGTAAATTTACAAGGAACGGATTGCAAAGTGATTGGTCTCCCTTCTCCGAAGCTGTACGGGCATATCCATCGGCCCCATCAAACATCACTCAATGTCGACTTTCAGGTCAAAATTCAGATGGTTATTCGGTTTATTTGGAATGGAGCAAGGTCGAGTGCGCAACGAGTTATGAAATAGAGTACACGACTCATAAGGAATATTTCGATAACGGAGGAGACACTACTACGGCTGCCACTCCGGATGCCAGCACAAAATATACGATTTATAAATTGTCTGGCGGAGAATATTTCTTTAGAGTTAGGGCGGTTAATGAAAAAGGCTCGTCTGACTGGTCCGAAATAAAATCGGTAAATGTCGGCGAGCCTCCCGCCGCTCCTACAACTTGGTCGTCGACTACTACGGTAGTAACTGGCGAACCTTTGACGTTTTACTGGGTGCATAATGCGGAAGATGGCTCGAGTCAGACATTTGCCGAGCTGGAAGTATCTATTGACGGGGTTCCGATTACTCCCAACATTACAGTTGAAAATACTGACGACCCCGACGAGAAGGATAAGACTAGCTTCTATATATTTGACACTTCCGAGTATTCGGTTGGTGCTCAAATTTCATGGCGGGTAAGAACAGCCGGAGTAACGAATGTTTATGGCGATTGGTCAATTCTTAGAGTAGTCGATATTTATGCTCCTGCTACATTAGCACTTAGTATGCTCGATTCGGATGGAGCTGCGATTGAAACCCTCGACTCGTTTCCTTTTTATATAAAAGGCGTTGCGGGTCCGAACACGCAAGCTCCAGTTGGATATCATCTTAGCATAACTGCTAATGAATCCTACGAGACCGTAGACCAAATAGGTAATACAAGAGTTGTGAGTGAGGGCGAACAATTATATTCCAAGTATTTCGATATTAATGATATCCTAATGGTCGAAATGTCTGCCGGGAACATCGATTTAGAGAATGGTATAAGTTATACAGTTAGCTGTATTGTATCAATGAATTCTGGATTAATTGCTGAGTCGGAATTAACTTTCTCGGTTAGTTGGACAGAAGTGCAATACCAGCCGAATGCTGAGATAACAGTCGACCCTAATACGTTAGCCGCTTCCATAAGACCGTATTGCGAAGCTCCGTCTTCAACTTATTACAAGGTTACAGAAAGTTCCGGAAAGTATACCGTTACTACAGAATCTATAACTACCGACTTGTTAGATAGCGTATATACAACTACGGGAGAAGAGGTTTTAGTGGGGGCGTATTCCGACGGGACTGAATTGACTTATTGTATAAAATATGTTGACGACGCCGGTGCTCCTATTACGCCTACTCGTTACAGAGTGGACAAAGTAGGAGATTCGTACTTTACTACGACTAACGAGTTAAATAAGTCATCTGTTCAAAAAATTTATTCGGAAACGGGAGAAGAAGTATCGCTCGGCATTGTATCTGGCGGTTCTGAATTTTATTATTCATCGGTCGCATCTGGCAATCTCATACAGGATGTAACTTTGTCTGTATATAGGCGAGAATACGATGGTCGGTTTACCGAGATTGCAACCGGAGTAAGTAACACTCCCAATACGTTCGTTACAGATCCTCATCCGGCTTTGGATTATGCCCGGTACAGAATAGTAGCGACAAGCATTTCAACTGGAGCCGTTAGTTATTACGATCTGCCTGGATATCCTACAGGAGGAAAAGCCGTAATTATTCAGTGGAGTGAAGACTGGTCGTATTTCGATGTGAATGGCGACGATATTTCAACACAGCCTGGTTGGTCTGGTTCGTTGTTAAAACTTCCTTATAACATAGATGTCGCTAACAATACCGATCCCGATGTTACTTTAGTAAAGTATGTTGGGAGAAGAAATCCGGTTGGCTATTACGGAACCCACGTTGGTGAAACAGCGACTTGGAATGTCGAAATCGAAAAGAGCGACACGGAAACCATTTATGCGTTGCGCAGACTGGGAATTTGGGCTGGCGATGTTTATGTAAGAGAACCGTCAGGAACTGGCTATTGGGCCAACATCAAAGTATCGTTTAGTCAAAAGCATCTGGAATTGACTATACCGGTAACTTTGAACATAACACGAGTTGAAGGAGGCATTTGAACATGGTTGATTGGTTATCATCAATGCAACAAAGTTTTGAATATTATATAGTCGACCCAGGAACATGGAAAGATGTTAAGATGCTTGATACTGTCAAATCATGCACGATCAACCGAGATTCTGATGCGGACACGCTCGGGTCTGCGAGTATTGACATCGTAGAATCCGTTGGCGAATGCTATATAAGAATTTACCTAATAACAATTCAAAATGGAGTAAGAAATAGGCATCCACTTGGTACTTTTCTGGTTCAAACCCCTTCGTCTAGCTTCGATGGGATGGTCAGATCAGTGTCTATGGATGCCTATACTCCTTTATTAGAGCTTAAAGAAAATCCTCCTCCTTTGGGGTATTTCATAGCCAAAAATGAAAATATATTAGACGCTGCATATACTTTAACTAAAAGTAATGTTAGGGCTCCGGTAGTAAAAGCTAATTGCGATAAAACTCTTTACGATGATTTTGTAGCCGACCCTAATGACACTTGGATCACATTTGTTACAGATTTATTGGCAAACGCAAAGTACACGTTCGATCTTGACGAATTGGGCCGTATTCTCTTCTCTCCGAAGCAGGATACGGCTTCTTTGCAGCCTGTTTGGACTTACGACGATAATAATAGTTCGATTTTGTTGCCGGAAATAAGCATGAACCATGATTTGTATGGAATTCCTAATGTCGTGGAAGTTGTTTATTCTTCTGGTCGAGGAGCTCCGTATTATGCAAGGGTAGTTAACGACGACAGCAACAGCCCGATTTCCACGGTTAATCGAGGTCGGGAAATTGTCTATCGAGAAACCGATCCGAGTTTAATTGGAGATCCTACCAATAAGCAGATAGACGAGTATGCGGAACAGCTCTTGAAAGAATTATCCACTCTCGAATATACCGTGTCATACAGTCACGGATATTGTCCGGTTAGGGTAGGAGATTGCGTTAGACTTAATTACACAAGAGCTGGAATAACCGATATTAAAGCGAAAGTTATAAGCCAATCCATTAAATGCGACGCTGGGGTTTCGGTATCCGAAACTGCTGTCTTTACTACTAAACTGTGGAGGTGATGCGGTATGGGTTTGTCTAGCGATTTAATATCCCAGTTTGCTAAAGTCGTCAATGATGACAAAACCACTAAAAAAGAGACCACGCTTCGTGGGACAACAGTTGTCGTTGGCGACGTTACTTACGTTAAGCTCGACGGGTCTGATATATTGACTCCGGTAACGACTACCGCAGACGTTAAAAATGATGAACGAGTAACAGTGATGATAAAAGATCACTCTGCGACTGTTACTGGTAATTCATCTTCTCCAGCAGCGAGAACCGGCGACGTTCAAGAAATTGGCAATCAAATATCAGAATTCGAAATAGTCATTGCTGACAAAGTTAGCACCAAGCAGCTTGAAGCCCAGGTCGGTCGGATTGATGATTTAGTTTCTGAAAACGTGACAATTAAAAATCGATTGACCGCTGGCGAAGCTTCGATTGGCGAACTCGAAGCCGATAATGTAACGATCAATGAAAAATTGGTTGCAAATGATGCAGAGATTAAGACTTTACAAGCTGAGAAAATCAATGCTGATTTTTTAGTCGGTAAATATGCCACGGTTGAAAATCTAGAGGCTACTAACGCTGATATTCATAATCTCCAAGCCGATTATGGCGAATTCGAGACATTAGTAACCGGTGATTTAGCGGCTATTAACGGTCACATTGATAGCCTCGAAGCTAATAAATTATCAGCGGCCGATGCTGACATCAAATATGCGACTATTGCGAGTCTTGACGCTGAAATAGCCAGAATCGACGATTTGGATGCCGATGTGGCTAGTATTGACACATTGATATTTGGCTCCGCTAGTGGTGAAGTTATTCAAACTTCTTTCGCCAATGCTGTAATTGCCCAGCTAGGCAATGCGCAGATTAAATCGGCCATGATTGAAAATATTTCTGCGGATAAAATAACGGCTGGGGACATTATAACCAATAACGTTCGTGTTATGTCGGAAGATGGCAGCCTTATCATTTCTGATGAAACTATTCAGATAAGCGATGGTACTCGAGTCAGAGTTCAAATCGGTAAAGATGCTTCTAATGATTATTCGATTAATATTTGGGATGCGTCTGGAAATCTGATGTTTAGTGAAGGCGGAATTACAGATAGCGCTATTAAAGACGCCATCATTCGAAATGACATGGTTAGTGAAGATGCTAATATTTCGGCGAGTAAGTTGGATATTAGCAGTTTATTTACAGAAATTAATGGTAGTACGGAAACAATCAATGCTATCAAGATTTACTTGAATGACGAAAAGCAGACTCTTGATGTGGCTTTTACATCGTTGAGTACCGATGTAACGAACATGGGCACTACTGTCAGCTCACAAGGAACTCAGATATCTACCATTCAAGGTCAAATAACAAGTAAGGTATGGCAGCAGGATATAGATGACGCTACTGGTGAATTGTCGACCCAATATTCTACTCTGGAGCAGGAAGTTGATAATATATCGGCCACTGTAGCAAGTCACACTACGGAAATTGCTAAAAAAGCTGATAGTAGCACCGTTACGACTGTCAGCGACAGAGTAACCAGTGTAGAAGCAAGCCTCGACGGATTTAAGTCAACTGTTAGTGAGACTTATGCGACTAAGACCGCTTTAGCGTCGACGGACACAAAAGCGACAAATGCTCAATCCGTCGCCTCTTCGGCACAGGCTGCGGCAGATGCTGCTAAATCAGATGCTGAAGCGGCGCAAAGTGCGGCTGAAGATGCCGACGCAAAAGCAGCACAAGCTGTGGCGGACCTTGCAACGGCTCAGCAAAATCTAGCAAACGTTACGTCTCGGGTTGACGCAACAGAAGAAGAGATAGCGGAGGCTCAAGCGGCGGTTACTACGGCTCAGTCGACTGCTAATACGGCGAAAGCCAATGCTGCAGCAGCTCAAACCGCAGCCAACGACGCAAAGGCGGCAGCGGATCAGGCACAAGCTGATGCTGACTCGGCTCAACAAGCAGTTAACAGTTTGGAGACAAGGGTGACTTCGGCGGAAACATCGATTAGTCAAAATTCCGAACAAATTTCTTTAAGGGCTACTAAAACGGAAGTTACTACAGCGATTAATGAAATTGAAATCGGAAGTCGAAATCTTTGGGTAAACGGAGATTTTTCCAGAGGGCGCATGGTAGACGGGACTACATTCGTTGGAGATCCTGAAGTAGTGGATTTGGAAGAAGGAAATCCTACAGGTTTTAGTCAGGCTCTTCATACCACTACCATTGAGGATAAAATTCGAATAGACCGATTTTTGAATCCGACTGAAGAGCTAGTAGGGAAGACTCTTACTCTTAGTCTTTGGGTGAAATACGAAAATGTTACCGCTGGCGAAAATTATTATAACGTTTTAAACATCGGAAAAAGTTCGGCAACTTATACTTTAGAGGACGGGACTACTACTAGTTTTTGGCCTATTATTGTCGGAACTTCTAATGGGTTTAGCGGAACTAGTGATTGGGTTCGATTAACAGGTTCATATACATTTAGAAGTGATGTCGCTTCTGTAACTTTAAATCGGTTATGGATAGGTCTCGAATCAGCTTCTACCGGTGAAGTATGGGTTACTGGAATCAAATTGGAGTATGGCAATAAGGCTACCGACTGGACTCCTGCACCGGAGGATATGGCAACGACAGTAGAGGTTGAGAACGCTCAAACCGCAGCCAACGACGCAAAGGCGGCAGCGGACGCCACGAAAGCTCGCGTTACTGTTTCCGAATCAGAAATAAAACAAATTTCCGATTCCATAGCCATGCTTATTACGGACGAAAATGGCCAATCCGCAATGACTCAGACATCCGATGGCTGGACGTTCAACATATCCAGTATCAATAATCAGTTGGACGATGCCGCTAGCGCTTTGAATGAGCTTTCTGGTAGGTCTGACGTAGCCGATAAAGCTATTGAAAATTTAAAAGATATTGCGGCCGATTTTGGTGAAAAGACCGCCTATATCAACATGACTACCGACGACAGTGGTAACCCGTGCATTGAGCTTGGAAAATCCGATAACGATTTTAAGGTACGAATAACAAATACTGCTGTTGAATTCCTCGAAGGGTCCGATAAAATCGCCTATGTGAGTAATAAAACACTCTATATCGAAAGAGCCATTATAAAGAATGAATTACAAATTGGTGAAGGGACCGGTTTTGTGTGGAGAAAACGTAAAAATAATAATATGGGCTTGCGCTGGATTGGAGGTTGATTGAATGGCATCTTGCCAAACTAAACAATGGGTGAGCACTGCGCCATATTTCAAGTTAACTGTCACTCAATCTAGCAGTGCCAGTACAACCGTTACACTTTCATATACAGTGCAATATGTAGCCCAATATGCAGCGGTTACATCTGGTGCTGGTAACAGAACGGTTTCTGTAACTATTGACGGTAAATCGGTTGGGCCTTTTACTTATGCTATAAATGGCGTAACCGGAACTAACACCGTCGCTAGCGGTACCGTGTCCGTCAGTAAAGGAACGTCAGCACGGTCGGCATCGTTTAGCATATCTGTTCCGATGAACTTAACATGGAGCGGAACATATGGCGGGACTATGTCTGGGTCTGGAACTATCTCGATCCCGGCTAAAACGTCTTATACCGTTTCGTATAGTGCTAATGGTGGCTCGGGCGCGCCAGGAAGCCAGACAAAATGGGCTGGGACAGCTCTTACCCTGTCGAGTACCAAACCGACGCGTACTGGATATTCCTTTAAAAATTGGTTGTCGTCAGCACAAAATGCAACGTTCTCTCCTGGGGCATCTTACACTTACGATGCTAGCACGACCATGAAAGCCCAATGGACTGCTAATACTTACACGGTTGCATATTTTGATAACGGTGGAACCGGAGCACCAGGAACGCAAGTTAAAACGCATAATGTAGGTTTAACGCTATCCAGCGATGTTCCTACCCGTACTAATTACACTTTCAAAGGATGGGGTGTTTCTTCATCTTCTACAACGGTATCATATCAGCCTGGGGATGCATATACCGCCAATGCCTCGATTGTGTTATATGCCATCTGGGAGTTAGCGTATACCGTCCCGAGGATTACAAATATGACCGTTGATAGATGTACTTCGAGTGGAACTCTTTCGGACGAAGGTACATATGCGGTTGTTGTCTTCTCATGGGCGACTGATAAAGCGGTGTCGTCTATTAAAATTGACTATAAAACCGAAAGTGCTACCTCTTGGGGGTCCGCCGCATCCATATCAGCTAGTGGTACAAGTGGCTCAATCGAAAAAATCATAGGCGGATCGTTCGATGCTGAAACGACCTATAACATTCGAGTTACGGTAGCCGATGCTTCTGGGAGTAATGAGCTTATCCAGGACATTGCTCCGATGGAATTTCCTATAGACTTCAAAGCCGGAGGAACTGGAGTTGCGTTTGGAAAACCGGCAACCACGGACAATTTATTCGAGGTGGAATACCCGGCGCAATTTAATAATGGACTAGTCGTCGGAGGTCAATTTGTAAGACCTAAAAGGTGCATAGTTGGACAATCCGGCTCTAAATCCGATAATTCATGGTACAAGTTTGCGTCGATGACTACTACCAGTTCAAATGACAGAGAACAAATAACATTCCGAGTAACATATGACCATAACGACGTGGTTGATTACGGAACAATAAATGCAAAATTCCGTACGGATGCAAACGGGGCTCACCGTGAAGCAGAACTCGTAATTGAATCGGATACCGGATTGAATCCGTCCAACTTTGTTCTTGCTTACACGACCGGAGTCTATGAATTATGGGTCAATATACCATATTCATATGGTTATGCCAAATTCGAAGTACTATTGGAAAGCTGTGCGAATAAATTCGTCGATAGATGGACGTTGTATGACCAAGTATCGGTAGGCTATGCTAGTTCCCCAACAAGCGGATATACACAAATAACTGCGGTAAAAGGCCTATTAGATACCATTTATCCAGTAAACAGTATTTATATTTCGTATAGCCATACTTCTCCGGCTTCATTATTCGGAGGAACTTGGACTAGGATTACTGGTTATTTTCTTTACGCGGTCGGTTCGTCCGCTACAATCGGATATACCGGAGGTTCGGCTACTGTCACTCTGACGATAGATGAGATACCGAGCCATCAGCATTATCTATTAAATTATAATTCTGCTGGACAGTCGCAAACGTGGTCCACTCATGCTCCGACAGCTACCGGCACAACTGGCTATACCGGTAATATAAGAACGAATAACACTGGCGGCGGAAACGCACATAATAACATGCCTCCATATATTCAAGTTTCAATCTGGAGACGGACCGCATAAAGGAGTGATAAAATGCGAATCTTGGACGAGCTGAATAATGAATTGCTCGAAGAAGAAATAGATTTTTCAAAAGGATATTTGCGTGAAGAAAATATTTTTGTAAAACATCATGATGCTGTTGAAGCAGTCGAAGAAAAAGGTCATTGGGAGACTGTTGCGGAGTATCCGAACGGCGGTAGAGATGTCGAATGGGTTATTGATGTTCCCGGTGTTACAGCTAAAGAAGCTTGGGATGAGTATGAGGATATTTACAGATATATCGAATACACCGCCGAGGAGCTTGAGGCTATCGAGGAGGAACGAAATAAACCCACCACAGAAGAACTTTTGAATATTCTTTTAGGGGTGACCGAATGACCGACAAAAGACAAGCTATGGAACAAATCAGAAGAGCGCTTCAAATATTAGGAACCTCGCTGACAGACGATCAAGCCATGGAGGTCCCGATGATATTTGACGAATGGGAAATCGGGAAGGCTTACCGAACGGGGGATTATATTACTTACGGTAAGAATAGTGTTGGCGATCCTCTGCTTTACAAAGTCGTTCAAGACCATACCAGTCAAGCTGATTGGACTCCGGATATAACTGCGTCTTTATACGATGTCATCGGACTCGACGATAGCGGTTATCCAGTATGGTCGCAGCCTACTGGCGCTCATGATGCTTATAATGCTGGCGATATTGTAAATTACAATGGAGTGCTCTACAAATCTCTTGTGGATGGCAATGTTTACTCTCCAGATACATATCCGTCTGGATGGGAACTATACAACGAATAAAATTATTAAATATAGAGGGAGGTTCTTCTATGGATTTTACGGTGTTAAGTGAATATTTTGTGCTGGTTGTTGTGGTCGCATGCTTACTGGTTGGTTACCTGATTAAGCATGCTTCTTTTATGAAGTGGCTGCCTAATAATGATATTCCTATCGTTTTGGCAGTAGTTGGTGCGATTTTAAATCCGTTCGTAAGCGGGTTTTCCATCGAGTCTGTCGTTTACGGCGCTCTTATGGGCCTCGCGTCCACTGGCATGCACCAAGCGTTTACTCAGTTTGTAGAGGGCAAAAAAGATAAAGAATAATTGGCGGGTGAGGCGAGTGGAATATTTAATTACAATTGCGACGAGTGTTGTTTCGGCGATATTGATTTTTGTTCTCCAGGGGCAATTGAAAGAGAATAGAAAATTAATTAAAGCCAGAGAGGAAGAACGAACGAAAAAAGAATCAGCTCTCGAGACTGGCGTAAGACAATTACTATGCGTCAGACTTGAAGAAATATATGATCAGTATGCTGATTCTGACAATATTCCTCGACGAGTGTTCGACAGATGGATGAAGCTTCATCAAGCGTATAAAGGTTTACATGGAAACGGAACATTCGATCATATGAAAGAGGAAATTGAGGAGAAACATATAATTAATAAATAGAAAGATTAGGGGCTGCCGTTTGAGCAACCCCTTTTCTTTTTCTTCAGCTATGCAGTTTTACTATTCTTCTTATCGACTTTCTTAACCTCTTTCTTCACTTGTTTATTCGCCAGTTGGGCGCTATCTTTCCACACTACTCTCATTTATATTTCCTCCTTTTAATCAGGTAGGTATCATCATGGCGCTATCAAAGGTGCACACACATGATACCCACATAGTTTAAAAAAATAATCGAATCACTTCAAATACGTGTCCAGTATGAATTCGTCGTTGTTTTCGCGGCTGAATTCTATACGTCTAACTATAGCCTTTAGGTATTTATTTTTAGTTTCTGCATCCAGGTTATCATCCAGCAGCGCGTTTAATGCGTCTGATAGTTTCATGATATTTTCCGTATACTCCTCTTTTTCCGGAACCGTTTCTTCAAGATTATTCATTTCGTTTTTAATAGATTCAATACGAGCATTATTCACAGCTTTTCGCTGAGCAAATTCGTTGTTCGTGATTTCATCGCGTTCCCACGAATCGAATAATTTTGATAACACTTTTTCGATTCTATTTTTCTCTTTTTGCAAAGACTCTAATTGACTTACTATTGTGTTTTCGTCTACATCTGGCATATTATCGATTTTCATCTCAAAATCTTCGATATAGAGTTTCAGAGCATGAACGAGAGCGTCCATAACGTCGGTGAAAAGAGCTGATTTTACCTTGCATACTTGGGACGGTTTATGTGCTAATCGCGGGTTCCTAGTTCCGCCATAATCCTTATATTGCATAATCATCCCGCATTCCTTGCAATATAGTAGCCCGGCTAATGGGTTTACGAGTTTTAGACCAACTTTCGTTCGATCGCTATGGAATCTCGCAGCCGCATTTCTAAATGTTTCTTCGTCTATTAGAGCGTGTTTAACGTGCTTACCTTCAATTTCAATGTAGTGGTCGTTATGGCTAGAGCGAGGACGACTCTTGGCTAGCTCGCCATTGACCAATCGCTTCACTGTCATCCGATCATTCCATCTTATTTTTCCCATATATACAGGGTTCGTTAAGATGTGTTTGATTGAGTACAGCGACCATTCTGGAGAACCTGAATAAGTAGGCACGCCCATTGCCGTTAAGCGTCTTGCTATTTCACCAGCAGTCATATTCTCTTTTACAGTCCATTCGAATATTTTCTTTACAAATGGGGCTTCCTCTTCATTTGGGATGAGAGTCCTTCCTGTTTTAGTATTCAGGATATTGTAACCATATGGGCGATGTGTAGCTAAATAATTTCCCTCGACGATCGATTGGAGCTTTCCGCGTTCCATACGTTTACGAATCATCTTATATTCCCGACGTGACATGAATAATTCAAATTCCATGTATTCTTCGTCGTCTGAATTGTTCGCAACATCATAAGTTTTAGTAGGAGTTACTACTAATATTCCGTTGTTCGAGTTGGAATACTTTAGGCAATCCAGAATTGTTTGCGCATCGCCCTGGTTACCACGAGATAACCGTGTTATGTCTACAATCAAAATCCCTCGATATTTACCAGCGTAACAATCGTTAATTAATTTTTGTATTTCAGGACGAGCCTCAATAGTCTCGCCTGATACGATCTCTTGGTAGATTTTTTCTACATACAGTCCTTTTCGCGCAGCCACTTCCGTTAGTATCATTTTATGCCGTGCTAATGAGTCTCCTTCCCCATCTCTTTCTGCTTCTAAATCGGCACGGGACTTACGCAAATAAATCGCATATTTGTCCATTTTTCCACTGAACGCGTTATCAATTGCGTCGTTCATTTCAAATACTGTCATGTTTTCTCCTCCTGTCGTTATAGTTATATGCGCGAATTAATTAGGCGACTACATTGTACTCACCTCCTTTAATGCCACCTACTTTACTATGTAAGAAATCTTAGCACTACATCATTTATCTTCTTCTCTCATGTATAGCAGAAATTTTCCATACTCGATTATTTTTTCGAATTCTTCATCGGTTAATGTTACTCTACCTAATTCCTCGATCCACTTTTCCATCTGTTTGGCTTCTGTTACTTGTATAGCTACATAAATGGTCGTCTTTTTACCTTGTTCGATTCTAGTCCCAACTTCTTCGGAATCGGTCCACCCCATTAGATATTCCGGGGTCGTATCAAGAGCTTCCGCTAACGGATCGATTATGTCGACAGGGATATTTCCAATGTCGCCCTTTTCATATCGATATATTGTCGCCCTATTTTTGCCAATTAGACTCGCTAATTCGCCAGCGGATATATTAAGTTTCAGTCTCCGCCGTTTTAATCTTTCGCCAAATGTCATCAGCATTACTCCTTTCTTTTACATAACATAGCATACACCAAACGTTCGCATATATGCAACAAATTTTAACCTAGATTAAGATTCTCGTAGTAAAATATGCGAAAAATATATTGACATAATTTTTAAGATGATGTTATATTTAACCCGTAATCGCGCAAAACTAACAAGGAGTGATGCTTCTGCGAGAATTTAGATGCAAAAATGCGACTGTAAAAATTACTGGTGAAGTTAATCTAGATAAGATAGAAGAAGCGACGATTATATTTTTAAAGAAACTAAAAAGGAGAAAGAAGAATGGCGACGACGATAAGACCAGAATTATCATTAAACAATAAGTATTGGATTGACCGACATAGATTTTATGAATTAAAGCATTTCTGCTTGCAATATAAGTCATGGAAGAAAAAATACAAAGATTTAAGTGAGTTCAGTATATCGTCAATATTTAGCGGTATGCCTTCGACTAATGTTCCGACGGATTTGACGGCTAAATATGCTATGAAGAAACTTCAGTATGCTGAGCTAATTAAAATGGTCGAAAGAGCTGCTGAAGAAGCTGATGAGTATTTGTGCGATTATATTTTGAAAGGAGTAACCGAAGGATTGTCTTATACAAATCTTAAATCTAGATTTAATATCCCATGTAGTAGAGACACGTATTATGATCGATACAGAAAGTTCTTTTGGCTGCTAAGTAATATGCGTGACTAATCTTTTTCGCGAGGAAAACATCCTCCTTTATGAAAGGAGAGGATATATATGAATTCGAAAAATGGTGAAATCAAAAGAGAGCTCGTCAAGTATTTTCGAAGGACGCTCAACAACAAGATGGCTGCATTAGCCTTGATTGCTATTGGGGTGATTCTGAGAGTTATAACTGGCGATGCCACAGTGTTATTATTCACGTTGATATTTGGAATTCCGTTATTCCTCGCTAGAAGAAACCATATTCAATAAAAGAGATTGAGCCAGCAATGGCTCTTTCTTTTTGTTGTCGCGAGGAAAACAATCCCCTTTATGGAATCTTATAATTTGAAAGGGGAAATCTAAAATGAATCTGATTCCTTGGGAGAAAGAGAGACTTAGGAAGGTGTACAAACATTGCAAAAATCAAGTGGTTCTTGAGGAGTTCCTGCGAAGTGGATTAGAGTGCGCTAAAGTTGAAAATTTTGCGCATTCGACACCTAATGTTTGCGCGAATGCACTTAGGAGATCAGCATTGCGATTTGGTATGTCACAAATAATAGTCGCTGTTCGAAATGGAGAAGTATTTCTTATTAGAGAAAACTTTTGAGTAAGGTTAGATGAAAGATTGAGTCCTAACTAGGGCTCTTTCTTTTTCATTTAACCTAGCTTTATATTTTCCGTACTCAGGTGACAAGAATGAATGCTATTTTTATAACGTCGAAAAATCCTGGGTTGGAATTTTTGAAAAACGATTTAGAAAGAGGTGCTATTATGTTGTTATTCGTATTGGGTTTGATAAGCGGAATGTTATTAACGTGTTTCATATTAAATAAAGCCGTCGACGGAACTCTTAAAATCGATCATTCTAACCCGGAAAAAGACATATATCGATTCGAAATCAGCAAGCTTGATAATTTATCTAAGAGTAAGCGAGTAATATTAAAAGTCGATAACGATGCGGATCTTTCGCAAAAGTAACAGCCCCTATTATAGAACGTATTAGTTCTTATATTCAAAGGAGGAGAAGAAAATGAGAATCGAAAACCTATTACGTGGAGAAATCGAATCAGAATTCGAGAAATTGAATGAAATGGAAATTGGAACCGAAAAATACAAAGTGACGGTGGATGGACTAGTCAAGCTAATTGAAAAAGCAATCGATATTGAGAAAATCGAAACAGAAGTAGAGAGTACAAATGCTGATATGGCATTTAAAACGAAGCAGATGGAAGATGAAAACAAAGATCGATTTGTTAAAAACGCGATAGCTGTGGCAGGAATTATCGTTCCGGTCGGGGTTACTATTTGGGGAACATTAGCGTCATTTGATTTCGAGAAAGAAGGAACGGTTACCACAATAATGGGGAGGGGATTTATAAATAAATTACTCCCTAAAAAATAAAGAATAATATGATCTAAAGCCGGAGGGTGCCTATAAAGTGCCCTCTTATTTTTTCAAAAAGGGGGCATGCCATGCGATATCATTATGAAAAACCGGCTATATACCTATCTATATACGGCTCTACATATTCTTGCGAGCATCCAGTTTATAGAAAATGTACTTTATTCAAAATAAAAGATAAAGGATTAGCCGTGATACAACAAAGATTTGACGAAGAAGCCAAAACAACTTGGTGGGGCGAAATAGATCCTTGGCTGACTGATGTTCTATATTTACATCCGGGGTTCAAGGATTATTTCGAAGAACGTGCCGGTGAGTGTACTGACGGTTTGTATCCGACAGTAACTGTTAGACAAATAATGTGGGCTTTAAAACTCAAGCCTATTCCGAGAAAACGTTGGGAAACATGTTTCGATAGACGACTCATTTAGAATCGCGATATTTACATTTCCTATTATGAAGATAAATGAAAGGGGAATGGAGATGGACGAATTGAAATTGAAGCTATCTACAAAATGGATGAGGAATATAGTTACCAAACTTATATCAAAGGCCATATTTAAGAAAACCGGATATCAAATAGATATTCGAATTAATCAAATAGAGGTCGAAAATGTAAATGGTAAAATATATCTTCATGCAGATTTAGATGCCGAAACTACAAATGAGGAATTCACCAAAATCATTAAATCTATCGGATTAGATTGAGCCAGCGATGGCTCTTTCTTTTTGTTGTCGCGAAAATTACAAGCGGTATTATGAGAGAAACATGATTCGCGAACGGTACGCGATTGATTATATCAATAGACTGGGTTCGATTCCCAGGGGCATGATTCTCTTTTATTTTTATCCCAACTCGAAAGGTGAGAGAAACATGAATAATTTGCTAGTTTATTCAAAAAGATTCATGAAAAGAAATGCATCAACGATTTTAACCGGAATAGGAGCAGCGGGAGTAGTAGCCACTACGGTTATGGCAGTAAAGGCCACGCCAAAAGCTTTGAAATTATTAGACGCTGCTAAAGAAGAAAAAGGAGAAGAACTTACAAAATTAGAAGTTGTAAAAACAGCAGGTCCTGCTTATATTCCAGTCATTCTAGTTGGAACATCGACGATAGCTTGTATATTTGGTGCAAATATATTAAACAAACGTCATCAGGCAGCCTTAATGAGCGCATATGCTTTGGTTGACAATTCTTATAAAGAGTATAAGAAAAAAGTTGAAGAATTATATGGAGAAGAAGTCGACGGGCAAGTACGATCTGAAATGGCAAAAGATAATTACGATGAAAAAGAAGTTATAGACGATGAATCTGATGGGAAACAATTATTTTATGACGAGTTTTCCGAAAGATATTTTAGATCGACTATGGAGGCTGTTCTAAATGCTGAATACGAACTTAATAAAGAAGTTACTATTGGCGGAGCAGCATTTTTAAATGAATTCTACGAATTCTTAGGCATTCCAAGAGTCGATTATGGCGATTATCTTGGATGGTCTTCACCAGCATTGCATGATATGTATTGGGAAGCTTGGATTGACTTCGCTCATGAAAAAGTGGTAATGGAAGACGGATTAGAATGCACGATAATTCGAATGACGGAGCCTTTCCCAGAGTTTGAAGAATACTAATTTGTATTTTTTAATTATGTGTCGCGAAATTAACAGACTATATTATGAAAGGAGAGGTTGATTATGAACTCAACAGCGCTTAAAGTCATCAAAATTGCAGTATCAGTTGCTAGTGTGGGGGTATCCCTAGCTACTAGCTACTTTGCTAACAAGGAGCTTGATGACAAGGTTGCAAAAAAAGTCGCAGAACAACTAGCCAAAGCAGGAAGAGAGTCCTAAAAAGGACTCTTTTTCTTTTTGCTAAAAATGAAAGGAGAAAAACTATGGGCGTACCGAATCTATCAAAGGCCGTCAAAAAAGTTCAAATGGAAATGGCGAAACGAAGTCCAGAAATTCTAACCGGAATCGGAATAGCGGGGATGATTACCACGACAGTTCTCGCGGTGAAAGCCACTCCTAAAGCATTAGAAATTATGGGGGAAGAACAAGAGCGCAGGAAATTCGAGGGCAAAACTAAATATTACGAGCTGCTTCCCACTAAGGACATCGTGAAACTTACTTGGAAATGTTATATTCCAGCAGTTGTGACAGGAACAATATCGGTTGCTTGTCTAATAGGGGCTAGTTCTGTCCATGCGAAACGAACAGCAGCTCTGGCGACGGCATACAAACTTTCTGAAACTGCTCTGACAGAGTATCGAGACAAAGTTGTAGAGACTCTCGGTGAGAAAAAGGAACAGGCTATCAAGGAGAAAATCGATAAAGACCGCGTTGAAAAAAACCCAGTAAGCAAGACGGAGGTAATCGTTACAAAGAGAGGTAGTACCTTATGCTACGATTACTTGTCCGATAGATATTTTGAATCCGATATCGATCTGATAAAGAAAGCCGAAAATACTCTGAATAAGCAAATGCTACACGATTTGTGCGGCTGTGTGTCTTTAAATGAATTTTATGACGAGCTCGGGTTAAATCACATAGGAGTTGGTGACGAGCTTGGATGGAATGTGGATAGATTGATCGACGTTCGAATAAGTTCTCAAATTGCCGATGACGGTAGACCTTGCATCGTAGTTTGCCATGAAAATGCTCCGTTTTACGAATACAATCAATAATTGCATTCGCGAAAAAAACAATTCATTTAATGGAAGAATCCATTTTTAATCATTGAAAGGAGAAAAGACAATGGAAAACGAAATCATGAACAACGAAGAGGTCATCGAAACAGTGGAGGACATCGAGACCAATTCCAACAAAGCTTTTGTCGTTGCTGCGGGTATCGGGTTGACGCTTCTTGTGGGCACAATCGCCTACAGGAAAGTTATCAAGCCTTTAATCGCAAAGCACAAAGCTAAAAAGGAACTGGCGGAATCTGATGACTGCGCCGAAGACAACGTTGTTGATTGCGAATCCTAATTACCAATTGATGAAAACTAGGATTTCCAAAAAAGGAGAGTATCTGTAACCGGATATTCTCCTTTTTGTTTTACAAAAGTTAAAGGAGGCAACGGCCAGTGGAAGATTATAAACCAAATTCGCATAAGTCCAGAGAAGTTCAAAAAGATAAGCCTGTAGAAGAACGAAAAAAAGTAGATAAGGTTGTTACTGGTATTGTAAAAACCAAAAAGAAGAGTGAGATTAAAAAATTTACAGATGTTTTTATATCTGAAGATATCAGTAATGTAAAAACTTATCTTCTTACGGACGTATTAGTTCCAGCCATCAAGAAATTAGTGATCGACACCGTTACCGACGGAATAAATATGATTCTTAATGGCGGAACTGGACGAGGTCATCGAGGCACCAATGCTTCGTATGTATCATATAGGCAATATTCAGATCAGATAGACAGCAATCGACACGGAAATGAGTCGAGAGGAAGAAGTGGATATAATTACGATGACATTATTCTCGAAAGTCGAGGAGAAGCCGAGGACGTTCTTTCCCGTATGGATGAATTAATCGACATGTATGGGACAGTGTCAGTTGCGGATATGTACGACCTGGTCGGTAAAACTTGCAACTATACGGATAACAAATATGGTTGGACGAATATTCGCAACGCTGAGCCGATCAGAGTAAGAGATGGTTACATGCTCAAGCTGCCTAAGGCTCTGCCTATTAATTAAGGAGGAAACAATGTACGAATCGAATGACAAAATGGTATCCCATCCAGACCATTATCAATCGGAAACGGGCCTCGAAGTTATTGACGTAATCGAGGCTTTTACTTTTGATCTGAAAGGCATCGAAGCGACCGACACTGGAAATGTCATTAAGTACATTTGCCGTTGGAAAAATAAAAACGGACTTCAAGATTTGAAGAAAGCCATGTGGTATCTTCAGCATTTGATTGATCATGTTGAGAAATTAGAAAAGGAGAATGAACAATAATGAGCAAAATTTCAAACATTGTAGGATTTGTTAAGAGTCATGCTAAAACTATAGGAATTGTTGCGTCGTCAGCTACTGCTTTTGCGGCGACAGCTATTAGTGTCAACAAAGCAATCGTTAAAGTAGACGAGGTTAAAAAAGAATACGAGGACCGTATCAATGATGTAGAAACAGTTCTTGCCGACGAGAATATTCCAGAGTCTAAGTATTCTCAAGAAGACGCTGAAAATGACATTCGTATTCTGAAAACGCAACGCGTTGTGAACAGTGTTTCTGCATTTTTACCGACAGCGGCTATTATCGGAGGAAGTGTCGTCGTCAACTGCGTATTAGGAGCTCCTATTGTATTTATTAGTTCGATACTTGGAGGAACTGCCGGGGCGATGTATAGATCGTTTAAGAATCCAAATACGACTAAAGAAGAAAAGCAGAAAACTTTTATCGGTAGTATTGTAGTGTCCGGGATTTCATTCTTATCAATTTCTGTAATGAACATCATTCGATCCTCAATCAAGGATGCTGCTAAAGGAGTGGTTGTTGATGGATAACGAGCTGATACCGACTAATAATTCTTTTCACGTTGTAACGTGGATAAAAGATCACATGTTTCCGATAGCAGAATGGGGACATGACAAAGTTAGAAATGTAGCAATTGGTTCATTGGTTTCCGCATTACTCGTATATTGGGTTCTTTCCAATGTTCTTTCGAATCATCCGGAAGAATTAGATAAAAATATAGAAAAGGAGAATATTTTGTGATGAAAAAAGGAGAAGTTATGAATTCCTTCACGAGAACTTTCAGTCGTGTAGGATTCAAATTTAAAAAACATAGTCCTGAGATTTTAATCGTAACTGGCGTTGCTGGCGTCGCTGTAAGCACGGTTATGGCTTGCGTTGCTACTACAAAAGTTAGCAGCATCTTAGAAGAGACTAAGGATGCCATCGACACAATCCATGAAACAGTTAATGATCCGGAGCTATCGAAAAATTATAGCGAAGAGGATAGTAAAAAAGATTTAGCAATCGTATATTCCAAAACGGGTCTAAAATTAGTCAAATTATATGGGCCTTCAGTTGTCCTCGGCTTGGCGTCTATTGGTTGTATACTTGCGTCCCATAATATTATTCGTCAACGAAATGTAGCATTGGCAGCGGCGTACGCCACGGTCGATAAAGGTTTTAAAGAATATAGAGGACGAGTAATCGAGCGTTTTGGAAAAGAATTAGATCGCGAGCTTAAGTACAACATCAAAGCCAAAGAAATCGAAGAGGTTTCGGTTGATGAAAAAGGAAAGGAAAAGATAACTAAACAAACCGTTAATGTTGTCGACCCTAATGGTTACAGCCCGTACTCTATATTCTTTGACGATGGAAATACTGGCTGGGATAAAGATCCAGAGGTGTCAAAATTCTTCCTGATTCAGCAACAAAACTATGCCAACGAATTGCTTAAATCGAAAGGTCATTTATTCTTGAATGAAGTATATGACATGCTCGGAGCTCAGAGAACAAAAGCTGGTCAATGCGTAGGTTGGATTTATGACGAAGCATGTCCGGTTGGCGATAACTTTGTTGATTTTGGTATTTTTGATGTAAACCGACCGAACGCCAGAGATTTTGTTAATGGATACGAAAGAGTCATCCTTCTCGATTTCAATGTGGATGGCAATATTCTTGACATGTTGTGAATGACAGGTATCAATGCGGTTGGCTCGGGGAATCCATGGCGAGACATATTTGATTACGCATGTTTTGCTATGTAATTGATATTTAGAAAGGAGCACGAATAATGACCCAAAAAAAATCTGCCGTATCATGCACTTTGGCAGTATTGGCTGGGATTTGTTTTATCGGAGGTTTGATTATTTTATCTAAATAAGGGGATGAACCGAGTATGGATAGATTGGAAAGAATATTATCCACGTTAGATTATTCATTAGGAACTAAGAAAAAACGTCATTTAGCAGGAGGCATTTTAATGAGTGTCTCATTGTTATTTGCTGGGTTAGCGTTCACCGTTGTAACATTGAAAACGGAGGAAGACAAAGATGAGTATGTTGACTAAAGTATTTATATTTACCATGGGAGCCGCTGTTGGCTCCTTGGTAACATGGAAAATAGTAAAAACTAAATATGAGAAAATTGCTCAGGAAGAGATAGACTCGGTAAAGGAGGTTTTCTCGCGTAAGGAGAACCAAATATACGAGTATATTGTTCGAGAGAACTCGGCAGAAGAACATAAAATCGAAGCTAAGCCAAATCTTCAGGAGCTTGCTGAGCAGATTAAAACTCTAAAATACGAAATAGAAGCCGAAGAAAAAGCAAAGGTAAAGGATCGTCCTTATGTTATATCAGCAGAAGAATTTGGACAGGCAGATGACGATTACGACATTGTTAGTCTCAATTATTATGCGGATGAGGTGCTTACGGACGATTTCGATATTCCCATTGTGAATGCGGATGACGTTGTCGGGCTGGAATCTTTTAAACATTTCGGAGAATATGTTGAAGATGTAGTGTATGTCCGAAATGATAAGTTGAAGGCCGAGTATGAAATCGTTCGTATGGACGAAAAGTATTCAGACATCGTAAATAATAATTCGCATCAAGAGGAGGAAGAATGACTGATAAGAATATAGAAAACGAATACTTTAACTGGCTTTTTAACTTTGTGTGCGGAAAAAGATATTCCAAGCAAATTTCTTACAGAAAGCTTTTAATGCATTTGCATACTATCGATTTTCGATACTCGATTGAAAGAGATGCTAATAGAGCCGAAGATGGAAAAGGATTGAGATATCGATTTGCTATCACTCAAGGTTATAAAGACAGTAGAGATGCCGTAGTAAGTGATCTGGACAGACCATGTACTGTTTTAGAAATGATGATCGCTTTATCCATTCGATGCGAAGAAAGTATAATGGACGATCCGATTGTCGGCGATAGAACGGGCCAATGGTTTTGGGGTATGATCGTAAATTTGGGTTTAGGAAGCATGTTCGATAGTAGATTTGACAAAAAATATGTCGACGAAATTATCGATAGATTCCTAGATCGAAAATACGAACCGAATGGGGAAGGAGGTTTGTTTACAGTTAATTGCGATCGAGATTTGCGAACTGCGGAAATCTGGTATCAGCTTTGTTGGTATCTAGATAGTATTACATGATTTTGTGAGGTTATGTTATGACACATCCTAAAGTATATAACGAATTTAAGATTTATTTTCCGGATTATGCCGAACGTGCGGAAGCATGGTTTCCGAATGGTAAAAACAGTATAAGAGTTCGAATGTATTGTAGGGATATAGTTTTTACTTATAATGGAACTAGAGACTGGTGCTTAGAAACTTTGGATAGCTATATAGAAAGAATGGAAAGGAGATAGTCAATAATGGGGGATTTTTTTGTGACGGTCACCAGGACTTTGCTTAAGCATGAGGAGGATGTCCGATCGGTTCGTAAAGACATTTTTATTCTTGCCGCGGCATTCGCTGCATATGTGTTCGTCTCAGAAAAAAGACGGAAAATCTATAAAGAAAAAATTAACGATCTTTCCGAGAAAGTTAAAAGGATAGATGACGTTAAGGGGGCATAAAGCTTTGTAATGATCGATTTTTTGATTGTCGCAACACGTAGAACTAATCGTGGAGACGTAGAAGTTTATCCAAAGTTTATAATCAAAAAAAGTTCGGATCTCATGATTCGAGGTGGGGACTTCTATGCTATTTGGGTCGAAGAGCGCGGACTGTGGTCTACTGATGAACAAGAAGCTCTGGCTATTATAGATAGGGAACTTGAGAAATACGCGGAGGAAAATAAAAATAAATTCGATTCAAAGCTTAAAGTTCTTCACATGTGGGATGCCGAATCTGGAATGATTGACCGATGGCATAAGTATTGTCAAAAACAAATGCGAGACTCCTTCTCTATGCTCGATGAAAAACTTATATTTTCTAACACTGAAACTAATAAGAAAGATTATGCTAGCAAGAGGTTGAGTTACCCATTAATTTCTGGCGACACCCCTGCTTACGACAAGCTTATTTCCACTTTATATTCCGAAGAAGAAAGGCGCAAAATAGAGTGGGCTATCGGATCAATTGTATCCGGAGAATCAAAGCGCATTCAGAAATTCATGGTTTTGTATGGTGCTGCTGGTACAGGTAAATCAACCATTTTAAACATCATACAGCAATTATTCGAGGGTTACTACTCGGTCTTTGATGCTAAAGCATTGGGATCGTCTAGTAACTCTTTTGCATTGGAGGCGTTTAAATCTAACCCCCTCGTAGCGATTCAGCATGATGGCGACTTGTCAAAAATCGAGGACAATACGAGGCTTAATAGTCTCGTGTCGCATGAGTTGATGACGGTTAATGAAAAGTTTAAATCAACTTATTCTAGCAGGTTCAAATGCTTCTTATTCATGGGTACAAATAAGCCGGTAAAAATAACAGATGCCAAATCAGGTCTTCTTCGAAGATTAATTGACGTATCTCCTTCCGGAAATAAATTGAGCCCAAAAGAATATAAGGCTGCTGTCAAACAAGTTTCGTTCGAGCTTGGGGCCATTGCGAATCATTGCAAAGAGGTATTCCTTAGCGATCCTGGTTATTATGACGATTATATTCCAGTGACAATGCTAGGGGCATCTAATGATTTCTATAACTTTATAGTCGATTCGTTTCATGTATTTAAAAAAGAAGATGGAACGACTCTTAAGGCTGCCTGGGAGATGTACAAAACTTATTGCGACGATGCAAAAGTTGGTTATCCATTTTCTCAAAGGATTTTCAAAGAGGAATTGAAAAACTACTTCCGGGATTATAAAGAGCGATTTAGTCTCGAAGATGGTTCTAGAATACGCAGCTATTATTTGGGATTCAGAACTGAAAAATTCGATACTAATATGGTCGACGTTAAAGAGAAAAAGGAGGAATTGCCACTAATAAAATTTAGCAAAAGGAAGTCGATATTTGACAAAGAATGCGCGGACTGTCCGGCCCAATATGCTACGTCCAATGAAACCCCATCTAAAAAATGGGCGGATGTAACGACTAAATTGTCCGATCTTGACACTTCTCAGATTCATTATGTCAAAGTTCCTAAAAATCATATTGTTATAGACTTTGATATTCCGGACGAAAACGGAAATAAATGTTTCAAGAAAAACGTTGAGGAGGCAAGCAAATGGCCGGAAACATATGCGGAGTTGAGCAAGAGCGGAGCAGGGGTGCATCTTCATTATATTTATGATGGAGATGTTACCAAGCTCAGCAGAGTTTATAGCGACCATATCGAAATCAAAGTATTCACAGGTAAAAGTTCGCTGAGAAGGAAACTTACAAAATGCAACGACCTGCCGATTGCAACTATTAGTTCTGGATTGCCATTGAAAGGAGAGGAAAAGGTGATAAATTTCGATGGTTTGAAAAATGAAAAATCACTAAGAACGGCCATCAAAAAGAATTTGAATAAGGAGTATCACTCTAGCACCAAATGCAGTATCGATTTCATTTACAAGATACTCGAGGATGCCCACGCTAATGGATTAAAATATGACGTTACCGACATGAGAAATGCTGTATTAGCTTTCGCAGCAAGCAGCACTAACCAATCGGCTTATTGCATCAAACTAGTAAATAAAATGCAATTCAAGTCTGATGAGGCGTCTGAATTCGTTCAAAATGACGATGCCGCGTTGATATTTTACGATGTCGAGGTGTTTCCTAATCTGTTCTTGGTTAACTGGAAAGTCGAAGGCGAAGGGAAGCCGGTTGTTAGAATGATCAACCCTACGCCATCCGAAATCGAGGAATTACTAAGATTCAGATTAGTGGGCTTCAACTGTCGTCGATACGATAATCATATTTTATACGGTCGGCTAATTGGGTATACGAATGAGCAGCTTTACGATTTGTCGCAAAAAATAATTAGCGGAAATCGAGGAGCTTTCTTTGGAGAAGCTTACAATATTTCATACACGGATGTTTATGACTTCTCTAGTTTAAAGCAGTCGCTTAAAAAGTTTGAGATTGACCTAGGAATCCATCATCAGGAGTTAGGACTTCCTTGGGATCAACCTGTTCCTGAAGAAATGTGGACAAAGGTTGCGGAGTATTGCGATAACGATGTTATAGCGACGGAAGCTGTATTTAACGCTAGGAAAGCTGACTTCACGGCTCGAAAAATTCTGGCGGACGTTGCTGGGATGAGCGTAAACGACACTACTAACTCTCTCACTACGAGAATTATATTTGGTAGCAATCGCAAACCTCAAGATCAATTCAACTATCGCAACATGGGCGAAATGGTCGACGGGGCTGATCGTGTGACTATCACCGAAGATAACGTTGTTTACAGCAACTATGGCGACGAGTACACGATATTTGATGGTGGCGGACGACCTATATTCCCAGGTTACAAATTTGAAGCAGGGAAGTCCACGTATCGAGGAGAGGAAGTCGGAGAGGGCGGCTACGTGTACGCCGAGCCGGGCATGTATGGAAATGTTGCTTTGCTAGATATAGCAAGTATGCATCCGGCAAGCATCATTGCCGAACAGCTCTTTGGAGAGGCATATACGAAACGATTCCAGGAGATTCGAGATGCCCGTATTGCAATCAAACATAAGGATTTTGATACGGCTAGAACGATGCTGGGCGGATCTTTGGCGAAATACTTGGATGACGAAGAAGCGGCTACTGATTTGGCTCAGGCTCTGAAGATCGCCATTAACTCGGTTTATGGTTTGACATCAGCAAGCTTCGATAATCCGTTCCATGATTCTCGTAATAAGGATAATATCGTGGCCAAGCGTGGGGCTTTGTTCATGATTAATCTCAAGCACGAGGTTCAAAAGCGCGGATTTACGGTGGCTCATATTAAGACCGACTCGATCAAGATACCAGATGCCACTCCTGAGATTATTCAATTTGTCATGGAATATGGCAAACAGTATGGTTATACGTTCGAGCATGAGGCGACGTATGACAGGATGTGTCTCGTTAATGATGCGGTCTACATTGCTAAGTATAAGGACGGTAAGCATGCCGGGGAATGGACTGCCACTGGGACCCAATTCCAGATTCCGTATGTGTTTAAAAAGCTCTTTAGCAAGGAACCGATTGAGTTCGGTGATATGTGCGAAACGAAGAGTGTAAGTACGGCTTTATATTTGGATATGAATGAGAATCTTGGAGAAGACGAACACAACTATCATTTTGTAGGTAAGGTCGGTTTGTTCTGTCCTATTAAGCCAGGCTGCGGAGGCGGCGAACTTCTTCGCGAAGGTAAAGACAAAGAAGGAAACGTTAAGTATTCCTCTGCTACCGGAGCCAAAGGTTATCGTTGGCTTGAATCCGAAATGGTAAAAACACTCGGTAAAGAGGCCAACATCGACCGTTCTTATTATGACAAGCTCGTTAACGATGCGGTCGAAACGATAGGTAAGTACGGTGATTACGAATGGTTCGTTTCGGATGATCCTTATATCCCCATGAGACCAAGAGAAAATGATATTTTGCCATGGGAAGATGGCATGCCATTTGATGTTAGATAATATTATTAAAATTTATATTTAAAGGAGATTGACAATTATGCACGTAACTTTCGCACCTAGAGGTATTCTTCAGATTGATGACGCTCGTATTATTTATCGCAACTTTGCCGGACTTGGCTCCAAATTTAATCGAGAAGGGGATAGGAATTTCTCGGTCCTTATTGATAATCAGGAAGTGGCCGATGCTCTTGTCGAAGCTGGCTGGAACGTGAAGATTAAACCCCCTCGTGAGGACGGCGATCTTCCGTTTATGCATCTTCCGGTTAAGGTCAAGTTCAACGACCGTGGACCGACTATTTATCTGAAATCCGGTTCCGCGTTGAATAAGCTGGACGAAGAAAGTATTGATTGTCTTGATCATATTGATATTCTTAGCGTTGATCTGGACATCAGGCCTTATGATTGGGACGTGAACGGCAAGTCCGGTCGCACAGCATATCTCCAGAGTATCCATGTAACTCAGCAAGTTGATCGCTTTGCCGAAAGATATTCTGCTGAAGAATACGAAGAGGAGTAATCCGCGATATTTACAGCCCCTATAATGAAGGGAGAGGATATTCATGAAAGAATATATTAAACAGGGTTTTGGTTTAACTGCTGGAAGCGTTATTGCTGTAGCTGTGCTAAAAACAGTAACTAGAGGTTACTTAAAATGGGCGGCTAAAGACGAAAAGCTTATGGAGCATTTTAAATCTAAAGACCCAGAAATGTATGAAAAAATGATGAAATATTGCTCCAGATAAAGAGTAAGAGTCTTGACTAGAAATAGTCGAGGCTCTTTTTCTTTTTATCTTTTAAGAAAGGAGAGCTATGAGCATGAGTAAGAAGAATGGAAAGCGAAGCACTGGTGGTTTGGTTTTAGATGTGATTTTAACATTTTTGACTGGGGGTTTGTGGCTAATTTGGATACTCATCAGATATCTACGTAACAACAGCTAGTTTTGATTTCTAGGTGCCGACTTTGACTGTCGGTTAAATGTCCAGTAAGGCGCTTTATCGCGGGTCCTTCGATAGATTTTGTTGCCTGCGATTTTACTCAAGTGGCTGGCCAGCACTGGGGGCGGGAGGAAACAGCCTAAAATATGTCAGTTGGAAATAAGGTCTATCAGGTTCGAATCCTGGCGCTGACACCAGACTAAAGTCCCTGGGAGGGAAAAACAATGGAAAAGAATACTATCAAATTGTATGGAAACAAAGCTTACGGAGTAGAAGTATCACGCTACGGATTGGAGAACGGATATTTAGACTACCGAACATTATCCAAAATTGTTGGCGCATGCATTCTAAATAACACAGTTCGAGACCGTACTATGCTTGACTGGGAGATTGTAGCTGGAGAATTCGACGATGTAGTTTTTCAAGATTACATCATTGCTGAATCCGGCTATAAATTTTTAGCGGAGTATACGGACGAACTGGTATTCTATAACGAAAATCTCGACATGTATGTTTGGGCGGTAACGCACTTCGGAACTAGCTGGGATTACGTGCTCACTAACATCAAGCTAGTAAGCGAGGTGGCTTAACATGAATCGCATTGTATGGGAAGGATGGACTGTACAGAATTTCATCGACGAGCTTTCTGACCAAGTTGAAATGATTATGATGGGTGAATCTTGGGACGAACCATTCAAAACGAAAAAGGAATTAGCCGCTTGGACCAAAGAGAACCAACCATATTACAAAAAATCTATTCCAGAAGTAAATGCATATTTTGCTAGAAAGTACAATCTAAAATAAAGGCGGGTTCATCATGCAAAGATCAGAAAAATTTTATCACGATCGATTATACGATTATTTAACAGACCACTACTGGGTTCACGAGGAAGACCTAGAGTGGTACACAAATCCGGCACCGAATAAATGGAAGTTCCAAGTTCCAGGAGGGCCTATTGTTATATTGACTTGCGACGAAGATGGAAATGTTATTGAGGGGGTATTATGGTGACGTCAT